AACTACTTTTATAGGAATTATGAAGATATATAGAAAGGAGTGATTAAATGGGTGTTTGGAGTGTAATGACACGCTTTATTAAAGGTTGGCTAAATGGAAAGCCTAATGGCAGCGAACCGGAGTTAATACCAAAATATCTGCCGCTTATTCCAGATAATCAAAAAGAATGGAGCAAAGACTCCTATTTAACTTCGTTGTGGGCTCAAGGATATGTGCCAACAGTACACGATAAGTTAATGAATTCCGGAACAGGCAATGAGATAGTTGTTGTTGCGGCTGAGTATATATCTGGAAAGCCTTTAAGCATTGATGTAACAGGGGTTAATGGAAGTAAAGATGAAAACTTAACTAAACAACTGAAAGAAGCATTACGGCTTGATAATTTTGATAGTAAGAGCGTGAAAATTGTTGAATTAGCAGGGGGGAGCGGAGTATCCGCTGTAAAGATTAACATTTTAAATGGGCGACCATCTATTAGTGTTCATAGCTCTAGCCAATTTTGGATAGATTTTAAAAACAATGAGCCATTTCGTTTTAATTTCTTTGAGGAAATACCAACCAGCAATAAAGCAGATATTTATTATTTAGTTGAAAGCAGAGAAATAAAACAATGGGACAAGGAAGGGAAAAAATTATCTGGTGGTTTTGTAACATATTCTGTTATTAAAATTGATGGCGATAAAGCTGTTCCTATTGAAGTGGACAGATTGCCAGAACAGATTACAAGCTATCTGTTCACAAATAATATTCAATTGAATCATTCTATATCAATTGGTTTAAAGAGCATGGGCGCGTATTTAATAAATAATAGCCCAAGCAATACCAGGTACCCACATCTTGCCCTTGGGGAATCGGACTTATCGCAATGTACTAATTATTTATTTGCTGTAGATTACTTTTTCACTGTTTATATGCGCGAAGGAGAGAAAACAAAAACAAAAATAGCGGCTAGTGAGCGAATGTTTAGGAAAAAAGTTAATAAGAGCACAGATAAAGAAGAATGGTCCATGAATGTAGATGAAGACTACTTTATGCAGTTCAAAGGAACGTTAGATGCTGGTGCGAAGTTAAATGACATGATTCAATTCATGCAAGGAGACTTCCGAGACGGTAGTTATCGCGAAACGATGGAATATTTTGCTCAGAAAGCTGTTTCGAAATCTGGTTACAATCCCGCTACTTTCAATTTAGGAAACCGAGAAGTGAAAGCGACCGAAATTTGGAGTTTGCAGGACGCGACAGTGCGTAAAATTGAGAAGAAAAAACGCCTTATTCAAAATGTTTATGAGCAAATGTTGTGGGACTATCTATATTTGTTAACTAGCGGAACAAACAATAAAGAAAAAGCAATAATGCGTGATGAAATCAGGGTAATAATTGAGTTTCCGGACCCAATGACGGTTAATTTGAATGAACTTTCAAGTACTTTAAACAATATGAACAGCGCATTAGCGATGAGTGTAGAAGAAAAGGTGAAATTAATCCACCCAAAATGGGAAGATGAAGAGGTTCAAGCGGAAGTAAAACGCATCTATTTAGAAAACGCAATTGGAGAGGTTCCGGACCCGGAAGCAATTGGGGGAATGGAAACGAAAGGCGGGTGATTAGATGAGTCATCACCATGCACCAGTGGATTTCGAAAAAGAAGCATCTATCTTACGAAACCACTTTAATAATGCCGAAATAGACTTACTTTTGCTGATAAAGAAGCATGTTATGTATGGCGCTAAGAATCCAACAAAATGGAAATTCATTCAGCAGTCGCGTTTGATAAGGTTTAAAAGAGAATTGAAAGCACATATAAGTCTTTTCAAAGACGAAACGAGAAATAAAATAGATAAACTAACGTATCGTGTTTATCTTGATTGCGTGAATGAATACGAGGACGAAATGGAAGCCAGATATCAAACTAAGAAAGAGGTTGATATACAAAATGACGACTATTTATCTGAAAGTGATGCACTTATCCAAATTTCGGAAGATATGGCTAATTATTGGCAAAAAATCGCGCCCTCCAAGTACAAACAAGTGGTTAAGGAAACAAAAGATAGCAATGGAGTTTTAAAATATGCTATCGCAACATCACTTATTAATGTTTTAGGTGATGGCATAAGAAATGTTATAGATCAGTCTGGAAGAAAGTACCGACCAGGAGCTTACATGGAAATGGCTTCAAGAGGTGCTTTTTTTAATGTTGGTTTAAATGCCATGAAACGTGTTCTTGGAAGATATGAGCACGAATTAGTTCAAGTGTCAGCTCACGTAAGAAGTTGTCCGCGTTGTGCTCCTTGGCAAGGAGAAGTGCTATCAGTTAACTACGAAAGCAATGAATATAAAACATTACAAGAAGCGGAAAACGATGGCTTGTTTCATCCAAATTGCCACCATTTTTTATATTCGTATTTCGAAGGTGACGAAACAGACGAGCCTATCCCATATGATGAAGAAGAATACGAAGCGCAAAGTAAGCAACGGTACTACGAGCGTGGCATTCGTGATTGGAAAACAAAAGATATACTTGCAGAAGGTCCCTCTAAACAATATACAGCTGGGAAAGTAAGGCAATGGGAAGAAGCTTTGCAAGACCATTTGAATAACAATCGATTCTTAGAGAGAGAATTGGATAGAGAAATAATAAAAGCGTCTAAATGAACGCTTTTTTTGTTTGACTTTATATAAAAAATATTGCCTACCTGCCGGCAACTAATAGACGGGGATGGCTCACTCAGAGCTTAAAAAGGAGGAAATATGAAGAATTATTTACAGCGTAAGTTTGACATCCAACATTTTGCTGAAAGTGGGGACGATAAGAATTTTACCCAAGCAGAACTGGATGAAATTGTAAAGAATCGCTTAGCGGCTGAAAAACGGAAATTTAATGGAGAGATTGAAACCATCAAAAGCGCGCATGAGGAAGAAATCACGAAGTTAAACGACCAAATTAATCAGCTTAACGATCAAGTGGGCGAACATGATTCATCTGAAAAGGCATTGAAAAAACTTCAAAAAGAGAAAGACGAGGCACTATCAAAGCTGGATGAATATGTTCAGAAAGAACAAACGGCAGAGTGGCACAGTAAGTTAAAAGAAAGCGGCGTAAAAGAAGAACGTTACGAAGCGTTTACGAAGCTTTTTGGGGATGAAGAGCGAAATGACGACAACTTAGCGAAATTCGCAGAGCAATATCCGGAATGGATTGCAAAATCTGATGAAGGTAACACACCTCCACCGATTGGGGCAGGACTAGGCAATGCAAGTGAGCCAAGTGCCACAGACCCATTCATTCAAGCATTAAATTCATAATTAGAAAAGGAGAGATAGCAAAATGGCTATTAACTATGTAGACAAGTACGGTAAGGAGCTCGACCAGAAGTTAGTCTTTGGCACTTACACAAATGAATTAGAAACACCTAACCTTTTATGGTTAGATACAAAAACGTTTAAGGTTCAAACTATCACAACAACAGGACTTAAAGCACATACAAGAAATAAAGGATATAACGAAGGTTCTGCTTCAAACACAAATAAATCTTATACGATTGATTTTGATCGTGATGTAGAATTCTTTGTAGATGTTATGGATGTGGACGAAACAGGTCAAGCGCTTTCTGCTGCGAATGTTACTAAAGAGTTTAATTCTCGTCATGCTGGCCCAGAAATGGACGCTTATAGATTTTCTAAGTTAGCAACAGCAGCGAAAACAAATAGTAATTCGATTGCGGAAGA